CCCGCCGAAGCGGGTTTGATGTTTTTAAGTGGCTGGTATATCAGGAGAATTTCATCATCATCTGCACTGCTACGCCGATTATCTTGCAGTTGCCGTCGATTGGGATCAACGGATAGGCAGGGTTAAGCCCTTTCAGGTATTTGTTACCGCCATCAATGATTAGCTTCTTGAACGTGGCTTCATTAGCATCTGTCAGCTTCGCAACTACCAGGCTTCCATTAACGGCTTCCTTTCCAGTGTCGAACAGAACCAGCATACCCTCAGGAACGCTAAGGCCGGTAGGAGCTGTCATTGAGTCGCCCTGAACCCTGAGCCAGAAGGCGTCACCGACAACGTGACAATCTGATTCATACCACTCATCCACTGCCTGAGGGTTGTACGGCTCTACGGCCTCACTCCATGCACCTGCGCTAACCCAGCTAATCAACGGAAACTTTTCCCCTGGCTTGTATTGTCCCTGATAGTTGTCGCCAAAAAGCAGTTCTGCCGGAGCGACGCCCAAAGCTTTAGCTATTACCTCTGCGTCATCAACACTAACGCTTCTGGTTCCTGATTCATAGTTGCCGATCCGAGATTGTGAAGCCCAGCCGCAAAGCTCCGCCAGAGCCTTCTGTGAAAGCCCTTTATCTTCCCGTAATCGCTTGATACGCGCGGCGATAGTTTCTGTTCTGTTCATGCGCATTTTATATCACATTCCGTGGTTTAAGGCTTTACACGATTTGTGTTGACTATCAATCACAATATGTGTTTAATAAAGACTGAGTGAACTAGCTCTTAAGGAAACCTATGAACAACATTGCCAACGAACGGAAAAAGCTTGGCATCACTCAATCTGCGTTAGCAGGCGCGTGTGGCTGGAACCAGTCCCGCTTAGCTAACTACGAGTCAGGTATCCGGACTCCAGATTTAGAGTCGTGCCGTCGCCTGGTAAAGGCGCTGAATAAATTGGGGAGCAAGACAACGCTAGATGGCTTGTTCCCGCCGGAACACAAAGCCGCTTAAGACATTCCCGCTCTTACACATCCCAGCCCTGAAAAAGGGCATCAAATTAAACCACACCTATGGTGTATGCATTTATTTGCATACATTCAATCAATTGTTATCTAAGGAAATACTTACATATGGTTCGTGCAAACAAACGCAACGAGGCTCTACGAATCGAGAGTGCGTTGCTTAACAAAATCGCAATGCTTGGAACTGAGAAGACAGCGGAAGCTGTGGGAGTTGATAAGTCGCAGATCAGCAGGTGGAAGAGGGACTGGATTCCAAAGTTCTCAATGCTGCTTGCTGTTCTTGAATGGGGCGTCGTTGACGACGATATGGCTCGATTGGCACGACAAGTTGCTTCGATTCTCACCAATAAAAAACGCCCGGCGGCAACCGAGCGTTCTGAACAAATCCAGATGGAATTCTGAGGTCATTACTGGATCAATCCACAGGAGTCATTATGACAAAACAACTCAGTCCTTACCAGGACAAAATTCACAAACACATACTACGTGATCGCTTCCTGTCCAGCTTCAAGCAGCCTGGTCGATTCCGGGCTGAGTTGGAAAAAGTGAAGCTGATGCAGAAGGAGAAAGGTCATGAGTAATCTTGCAACCGTAACACATTTAAGGCCTTCACAACGGCCTGTGGAGCGTCGTGTGGCAGAAGTTGAAGATGGTTATACCCGTCTTGCAAATGCCCTGTATGAAGAGCTTATCGGCGCAGATTTAACGAAAAATCAGAGCAAGGTTGCCCACGCCATATGCCGTAAAACATACGGCTACGGTAAAAAGATGGATCGCATCTCTGATAGTCAGTTAGCTCAAATTACCAGGCTGCCAAGACAGAAGGTAAACAAGGCCAAGAATGAGCTTATCGCGATGAAGGTTATCCTTCGCGAAGGCCAGCAAATCGGGCCTAACAAGAACATCGAGGAATGGCAAATAGAAGGGTGTCACTACTCTGGTGATAATGTCACTGCATTGGTGACAAAAAGTGTCACCAAAACGGTGACAGCGCTGTCACCAAAACAGGGACACACAAAAGAAACTATTACAAAAGAAAAAAGAAATAATAAAAACACTATGTCCGAAAGTGTTCGGACGGAGTGTGAAAAATCACATGACCGTCACGAAGAAACCGACAAGGCATTCGAGGAAATATTCTGGTGTGCAGGCATGCGGAAAGCCGGGAAGAAAAACGCAGCTTCGGCATTCAGAACACAGTTCAGGGAATGGCGTAAAACTACCAGGGGTACGGCAAGCGAGTTTGCCACGATGCTGGCAGAAGACATCGCATGCAGGAATGGTAAGCAGTTCGGATTCGACAGGTTGTTACCATCGAGCTACCTGAACGGTCAGCGCTGGAACGACGAAAAGCCAGAAACCATTCAACCACAATCCAAACCATCATCCGCAATCACCGTATCGAAAACTGGCTACGTGTTTTTCGACAGGTGAACCATGAAATCAAAAATCAAATCGCTACTGGTCGCTGGTTATAACCACGGCTGGTTAAGTATTTCGTTTGTCGATTTCTGGTTTAAAAATCTCAATCTGAGGGAATCATGACGCCAAGTGAACTTAGCGACCTGCTTTGGGCGCAGGTTGACAGGGTGGCTCCGCACCTGTTGCCAAACGGCAAGAAAGAGGGGCATGAGTGGGTTGCCGGTAACGTCAACGGTGACAAGGGAAACAGCCTTAAGGTCAACCTTAGCGGCAAGAAAAAATGGGCTGATTTCGCTGAGGGGGACGGCGGTGACATGCTTGATTTGTGGATGGCATGTCGAGGAATTAACCTGCATCAGGCTATGCAGGAAGCGAAAGCATTTCTCGGTATCAAGGATGACGATCACCATTTCGATGCCAAACGTGAGAAGAAATTCTCCAGACCTGATCGCAAGAAAATCGCCCGCTACGTTACCAGAACAGAATCCCATCTTGAGTACCTGCAATCGCGTGGCATATCGCCAGAAGTCGTAAAGCGCTACGAGGTTGTCAGCGGCAAGGTGTGGAATGGAGAGCGAGAACTGGATGCTCTGGTGATTCCGTACAAACGCGATGGTGAGTTGTTGCAGGTCAAGCGAATCAGCACTGAGCGCCCGGACGGGAAGAAAGTCATTATGGCAGAAGGTGATTGCGAACCTTGTCTGTTCGGATGGCAGGCTCTGGACGCTGGCGTGAGGGCGGTTGTACTTTGCGAAGGCGAAATTGATTGTATGAGCTATGCGCAATACGGCATCTCGGCGTTATCCGTGCCGTTTGGTGGCGGGAAAGGCGCTAAGCAACAGTGGATTGAGTTTGAGTATCACAACCTCGACAGGTTTGAGGAAATATTCATCTCGATGGACGTTGATGATGTTGGTCGTGAAGCCGCAAGGGAAATCGCAAGCCGACTCGGTGAACATCGTTGCCGTCTTGTTACTCTGCCGTACAAAGACATCAACGAATGCCTGATGAACGGTGTTACCGAGGATGAAATCTGGCAGTACATCGGCACGGCATCCTACTTCGATCCTGAAGAACTCTACAGCGCGCGAGAGTTTTACCAGGACACTATCAACGCTTTCTACGGCAAGCAGCAGTATCTGTTTAATCCACCGTGGGAATCTCTGGCAGATAAATTCCAGTTCCGTGAGGCAGAGTTGACGCTGGTCAATGGTGTGAACGGTCACGGAAAAACGGAGGTTGTCGGGCATATGGCACTTGAGGCAATGCGTCAGGGTGTGAAGACGTGCATCGCGTCACTTGAGCTGAAGCCTGGTATTCTCCTTAAGCGCCTTACCCGTCAGGCGACGTGCTGCAAGATGCCGCCAGTGCTGGAAATTGACTCTGCATTTAAATTTTATGACGAAAGACTTTGGGTGTTTGGTCTGACCGGAACGGCGAAAGCCGACAGGCTGATCGAAATATTCGACTACGCTCGCCGCCGATACGGGATCCAGTTATTCATCATCGACAGCCTGATGAAATGTGGCATAGGCGACGATGACTATAACGGGCAGAAGGCGTTTGTTGACTCGATTTGCGACTTCAAAAACAAAACAAACTCCCACGTCATTCTCGTTACTCACTCGCGAAAAGGAGACAGCGAAGAAAAACCAACCGGGAAAATGGACGTAAAAGGCTCTGGAGCGATAACAGACCTGACAGACAACCTTTTCATCATCTGGCGTAACAAGGCTCGCGAGAGAGCGTTACAGAGAGTTCAGAGTGGTGAAAAGATGTCAGAGAAGGACGAACAGCTACTGGCATCTCCGGCATCTGTTTTGATGCTTGAAAAACAACGTAACGGCGAAGGTTGGGAAGGTGGCGTCCCTTTGTTCCTTGACGAGCAATCGCACCAGTTCCTGCAACTTGAATCAGGATCGCCTTATAGCTACATCGCCAATATGCCGAAATCGGAATATGACGAGGCGTGGCGACAGGAAAACGTGACGGAGTATTAAATGACCATCTACATCACTGAGCTAATAACAGGCCTGCTGGTAATCGCAGGCCTTTTTATTTGGGGGAGAGGGAATTGGAGGCTTTAAGAAATGAGTACGATAGCTGAGCTTGTCAGGGCTAATTTTCGTGAAGAGTTGGTGCGTTGGTATCGGTATCGTTCATCGTCCAGTTTGCCGATTGATGAGTTGTATGAGCATTCACCTGCTGCACGACGCCATCCTCGCAACACCACTCGATAAAGACAAGCCAGTTACCATCCGCATTACTGACTACAAGCGCAACCTTGACCAGAACGCAAAATTTCACGCGATGCTGGCGGATATCGCAAGTCAGGTTCAATGGTGCGGCAAATGGTTAAAACCAGAACAATGGAAGGTTTTGTTGATAAGCGGTCATGCAGTGGCAACAAAGCAGGAAGCTGATGTTTTGCCCGGCCTTGAAGGCGAATAC